GAGTTTTCCTTGATGTTGCCATGATTATCTCCAATGTGTGATTATTAGGAGGTTATTCCCCTAATTAATATAACAAATATACATAGAATAATATAAAAAGTAAATAAATAAATTGATAAATTAATTTATTTATTTGGACTTAAATTCTTCAAATTCTTCTTCGGCGGTAAATTTCATTGGAGGTTTTTTATTTGAAGATGGGGCGATTTGAGGATTCCCCTGGGGTTTATGGATATTTTTTTGGAATAATATATAGCCTTTCGTTTTTTTCCCTACCTTTCTCGAAATTTTCTTTTCCCCCTGTGCTGGGGTTAGAATGGTAGTTTTATAAGACTCTTTTGGGCCCAGGATTTTATTAAGTATTTTTTCTGCCCGATCTTTATCCAGATATTGTCGATTTTTAGAAGATTCAATTATTTTAAAACCAGGAATTGTTATTCCTTTTTTCATTCGATTGAGGGCCTCAGTTTTTATAAATCCAGGCCATTGGCTTAAAAGGTCTAAATTCTTTAAAATGTTGCTAATTTCCTCATCCCGTATATCAACAATAGAAGGAAGTTTAGGTGAATCAGATTTAATATAATCCTTAAACTCAAGTCCCGCCATATTAAAAGTATATTCAGCTAAGGCCCGGCAGGAAGTATTTCTAGAACACCATCGGCATTGCGCTTCCGCGGGGTTTATTTTTAATTTTTCTGGGGTTTTCTCGTTGGATTTAATTAATTCAATTAATGGGATTAGTTTTTTCCCCCAAGAAGAAAGATTCTCGGGAGTCCAATCTGTAGTCCGGAGAGCAGGCTCATTGTAGACTCGGGGCTGTATGATTTGCAAATGGACGATTCTTGGGAAAAAAGACTTTAGGTTTTTTAAAGTATTTAATACCGCAGCGCCATATATCATAAGCTGGTAATTGTTTTTAGCTCCTACGGAAATTCTTTTTCCCATTTTTAAATCAATAATCCAAAGCTCCAATTTTTTCTTGTCTAAAATAATACAATCACAAGTTCCCCAGCAATCTTCGGTGAGTTTAACTCTTTTTTCAATTAATAATCCGGGTTTACCAAAAGAAATTTTTCCTAATATCCCTTCAATGTAATCGCAATATTCTTGAATTGCTTCTACCATGCTTTCTGTCACTGGTATTTTAAATTGAAGCTTCTTTAACTCAGGGTGGGTTTGATTTGTGATTACTTCATGTAAGTAATCTTTCGGAATTTTAGAAGCCGAGCTTAAACATTGTTCAGCAATCCAGTGTCCCACAGTTCCCTCGTCCGCGTATATATTACTAAGAGGTTTTTGCTCATGTAAATAAAATGATTGTGGACAATTGATCCACCTTGTTGCTTGAGAAGGGCCAAATGGGGAATGTTCCAGTGGTTTAATAGAAGTCATGTTTCTCCTTTAATACGAATTGTTTATCTTAAATATATATGTAGTAAATATACTTTATTTTAATACTTTTGTAAATCTTTTTATTTATTTTTTAATCCCTAAAGTTTAAATTTATTCTACATATTCAACAAATTCAGATAAAGAGGAAACCAAAGCCTCGGGATCTTTCCATCGGGCACCTAATATACCCCATTCTCTAGTCCCGGTTTCCCCAGAAAGTGGAACCCGGGATTTAATAGACCGGGCGATTTCTACTTTTGGATATACTTTTTTAAAATCTTGTAATCCCAATTGTTTAAGCCGGGTTTCATTTATATAGTTCATGCCGGTTTCAGAAAGATAAAAACAACAATAAAAATATTTAAAATCTTTTTTGGAAATCCATCCCTCAGGGTGAGAAACTGTAAAAGATTTAATAAAATATGTTATTAGATCCATTTCCTTATTAAGCTGATTTTTTTCCTGTGCTACTTCACCCGTTGGTCTTTTTATGTCGATTGCAATTGAGGGATAAGGCTTTTTAATCCGTTGTATTCTGGGATTAGTTATCGCCCAATAAAATATAAATGGCAAATTTTCTTGTAATTGTTCCCAAAATTGAATATTATTTCCCCCGGGAAAAGAATTATTAAACTTAATTAAATGAATGCGAGACTGGAATGCTGGGTCTGTGATCGTGGGTAATTCATTAGAGATTATAAGTGGAACTGCATCGGTTTTTAATCCGGTTACATTCTCTCGCATTGCCCGCACAGTTACTTCGTCTCTTCCCGACATAGATTTAAGGTCATTTACTATTTGTCCTAAGGAGGTAGACTTAGCTATTTCTTGAGCATTAAACTCATTAATTATGAGAAGTCGGGTTAAGAAAGTAAGGTCATGCAAAGCCGAAATGTCCCGCCCCAATGTCTTAGGAGATTTTTCTAATGAGAACGGATGAGGAAATAAACTCGTTAATAGATTTTTAATCGTAGATTTTCCTGACCGAGTAATCCCAATAAAAGCTAAAATTATTTGGGACTTTCTGCGTGGGGTAAATATGTAGGAGAAGAATTGTCTTAAATACTGGATCTTGTGAGGATTTTCTAATGAAGTACTTAATAAATTACCCCAGGGAGTTTGATCAAAAGGCATGGATTTACACTTTTCTATGCAACGATTGTATTCTTTTTGAGTAAAGGGTAATTCATGTAATACCCCATTTTGTAAAGTGATATCAACTTGTTGATGAGTTCGAATGTTGTATGCTGTTAAGGGGTCAATATTATTTTCGGGGCGGAAAGCATAAAGGTGAGGGGAAACTTTAATGTTCAATTCGTGGTCAAGGGAAGCATCTAAATCATTCAAAGTAAAATTAATGTTAGCCTGGATTTTATTCAGTGACCAGCCTTCTTCAACCGATAATCTTTTATAAAGTCGGAAGAGTTTGAGTCGGAGTTCATCCTTAGTAGCCACAAAGTCGAGTCTCGAAGAAGCATCATTCTCTACATAATAGGCCCCAGGAGAGTGAGGTACTCGAGATAATACAGCTAATTTATGTAAAGCTTTGGTGTTTATTTCTTCCGGGTTAGCCGGATGAATGTCTAAAAGGTCTAATGATAAATTTTTTCTTAAGTTGTTATATGTTTGGTTTAAATACGATTTAGTGATTTTTACTTTTTTTAACTTTAGAGTTTTTATTTTGTTTACAATCTCATCGAAAATGAAAGATCGTTTAGGTCCAGTAAGTCCGGCAAAGAAAATATCTTCCACTAAGCCTTTAACAATAGGTTCTACTTGTGTGATTGACATTTCGAAGGTTATGTAACTAAGTCGGGATATGATTTCTTTTTCCCAATAAGTCTGATAGATTGGGTCTCGGGCTGCTAAAAACTTTAATTGATTCTGGAATATCTTTTCTTCGTTCCGGGAGCGAGCCCAAAGATAATAGATATCATAGGCAGATAATCTCCGGGTCTGGCTGTAAAAAGAAGAGGAAGGGATGGGATTATGGGTTTGTATCAGGGTTTTGACCGGAGAATTATCATGAAAATCTACAAAAAAGCCATCGGGAAAAAGTGTTCCCCCAGGGGATTTAGAAGTAGAATTAGGGGATAACCATTTTATTCCATTTGGGGAAGTATATCCTAGATTAGTTAAAATTGTAGAAATTGAATATTTTTTGTTTGTTTCTGAAGCTCTGTTAAAAACTCCTTTATACCCAGGGAGACGCGTTGCATGTATTTTCTTTTGTTTTGCTAAAAGGGTAGATTTTAGGAAAAAAGAAGCTTGAGCATGGGGATTAGAATTCGAATTCGAAGGTGTGGGCTTATTTAAGATTTGATATATTAAATTAGAATCGATGTAAGGAGAATCGGGATTAAAAAAGAATAGTCTTGGTAAATTATGTTGAGAGGAAGAAAGGGGATTTAAATCTTCAGATTGGGTGATAGGAGAACTCGTAAACATTGGCTGGGTTGGGTTCCGATATGATGATACATCAACCCATTTAAACCGGGAAAGAAAAAGAGATAAATCTTCTATTGGAACTAATTTTGATAGAGGTATATAGAGGTGAGCTTTAAATTTAATTTTTTCTCCGAGGCCAAAGGTAGAAGATAGTCTTACAATTACAGGGGTTAAAAGAGTTTTAGAATTAAAAAGCGGAGAAAAAAGTGAAACAATTATTTTATTTACCTGGTGGTTAATAATTAATGGTGTAAGGTTTTGTTCTTCATACGAAGATTTAAACTCAGGGATATATAAAGACTCATCTAAGTTATCAATATCTAAAAGTAAATAGTTATAGGTAACGGATTTTATAGGAAACGGGCTTTCGGGATAAGAACTTGAGAGCGTAGGACTATTTGAGGGGGATTTAACATCATAAAAATCAAAATTTTGTTTAATCCGGCGAACAGGAAGAGAGTTTATTTTGTTCTTTAAAGCTAATCGGGTTGGCTTTCCTAAGATTTGGGCCACGGCTTTTTGGGATAATAACCTTTTAAGATAATTGTATAGTTGTTTGAAATCTGGGGACTGGAAGGTGGTGAAATCATTAAAGTAAGGGAGGGAAATAGTGTTAGTTTCTAAATTTTTAGCATAAACTTTATTTACATTAGTAGATTTTATTAAGGTTAGGGAAAAAGGAATTTTATTATTTATTTCAGATATGGGGGATTGATTCATGGTCTTCCCGTGTAAATGTTTAATAATAATGGTAAATTAAGTAAATTATATAATTTATTTTAATTTTTGTAAATCATTTTGTTTAAGCAAGAATAAAGGATTATATATTAGGATGTCTAAGCTTTTTCCAAATTGGCTAAGCTTAGGGATAAGGTTGGTCAAAAGGTTGGGGGATTAATAAGTTATATAATATTAAGTATATAGGGTAGGTATTATTTCTTTTTGTCTAACCGTCTAACTTAAGAACAATAAACGAAAATTAAACAAAACTAAAAAAGGAAATAGGAAATAGGAAAGTGTAAATACATGTAATATATATAATACGGTTTAGGGGGGGTTGGACAGTTAGACGAAGGGGAAGAGCCTGTATCCTTAAGGTCCTTAAATTGTTAGCCTTTTGGTGCGTCTAACCGAGCGTCTAACCTAAGTGTCCAACCAATAAAGCCACGAACGGAGGTTAGGACGAAGCTGGTTAAGGATGATTTAATGACCAGCTTCGTGGGGGAGGGATGGTTATAAGGACAGATCTCCGAGAGTATTGCAGGTAATCAGGCAAAGGTCACAGTTCTTCTTTACATGAGGAGAAACTTTGGTTTCACTTCTGAGTGACTTGAGAGTTTCTTGTTTGTTAGGGCAAGACCTTGAAAATGCTCGGGTTTTTTTCATTTGGTCCAGTAAGTTCTTGAGGCTAGCGTTAACAGATAGAACCCGGCCCTGACCATCCTGTAAAACATATACTTTAGCATCGGTTCTCATTGTTTCCTCCTAAGGTTTATTGATTATGAGAATTTAATAACGTGGGTTATTAAACATTTACAGTTGTACTATGGTTTTCCTGGGTTGTAAACAATTATTTTAGGTAATATCAAAATAATTGTAAACAATTTATTAAATGCCCATGCATACTCACCCACACATCCACATGTCCACCCACATACTCACCCACACACATTCGGGTCCGCGTACTCGTATGCGCACATGCCCGCGTGCTCGTATGCGCACATGTCCGCGTGCCCTGCACGTAGACCCGAGTGCTCGTATGCGCTGGCATGTTTCATATTTATCCCCAGCAAAATCGGAAAAAATGAAATCAATTTTATGGGCCCCCCTGGGAAAAATGGGGCCTTCTGATATCACGTAATAGCCGTCATGGAACTTTTTCTATTATTCCATTTACCCTACAAGTAAATTTGTATCTTTCCATTTACCTCACAAGTAAATTTGTATTTATAAATAAAATTCAAATTTGGAAAAAAAAAGATTTACAAGTGGATTTTTATATGGTACTATAAAATATATTCAAAATTTAAGGAAAATTTAAGGGAAATTAAATGGATGAATCAGAAGAATTTGAGGATTTCGATGAATTAGGAGAATTCGATGAACTAGAAGAATTTTTAAAAAGCGATATCGATGAAAATATAGACATGTCTGTAACCCCCGAGGGGGATAATCTTGTTTCAATTTTAGATTTAAAACCCCGGGACATGCCTCAATCTATTATGGCTGTATATGGTAAATTGGGGGGCGATGTTTGGTTGTTAAAACAGGCAGAAAAGAATCCTAAGGAATTTCTATCAATGCTAAAATCAATCCTCCCAAAAAATACTAACATCGATCCCGATCAGGTCATTAATATTTTGATCGCCCCTGCATCGGGAAAAACCTCGGAGGAGGGAATCGGGGTTATAAATTTACCAAAAAAAGTCGATTCAACAAATAACTTAACTGAGATAACCGGGTAATGGACATTACCATGCCTCACGGGTTTACTCCCCGCCCTTACCAACAACCCCTCTGGGATGCGATGATTCACGATGGGTTTACGAGAGCAATGACCGTGTGGCCCCGCCGGAGTGGAAAAGATATAACTGATATAAATATTATAGCAACTAAAGCAATGCAAAGAGTAGGATTATATTTTTATATCGCCCCTTATTATACTCAGGTTAAGTCTATTATATGGAACGGGTCCGACGGTCAGGGCAGAAGGTTCCTTGATTATATACCTGTACCTTTTATTAGAAAGAAAAATGAAGCCGAGTTAAAACTGGAATTAATAAATGGGTCAATAATTAGATTATGTGGCTCAGATAATATAGATTCGATCGTCGGAAATAACCCCATAGGCATAGTCTTAACAGAATATAGCCTACATAAACCCGAGGTTTGGCATTATCTTCGCCCGGTTTTAGCCGAAAACGGGGGCTGGGCATTATTTAACGGCACTCCGAGGGGGTTAAATCACTTTTACCAACTCCTAGAAGCTGCTAAAAGGAATAAAAACTGGTTTGTCCAGTTCCTGACACGTAACGATACTGGCGTACCCTCCTTAGAAGCTATAGAAGAAGATCGGAAATCTGGCATGCCTGAGTCTCTTATTGAGCAAGAGTATTATTGCTCTTTTACTTCTTCTTCCGAGGAAACCCTAATTCCATTGGATTTAATAGAGCCTTGTATTAATCGGGCAGTAAACCATGACTATGTTAAATCCAGTCCTAAAATAATGGGAGTGGATGTTGCCTATGCTGAAAAAGGAGATAAATCTGTTATTGCCAGGCGACAAGGCTCGTTTCTCCTCCCATTAGATAAATTCCAAGGTCTGGATAACATGTCTTTAGCTACGAGAGTAGGGAATTACATTAATGATTGGAGACCTCATTTAGTATTTATTGACGCTGGCCGAGGAGAAGGGGTTATTTCCCGGTTACACCAGCTTGATTTTGGGGATATAGTTATTCCGATACATTTTGGAGGGAAAACTTTCTCTGATTTATATAGATTAAAGAAAGATGAAATGTGGGGAAGAATGAAAAATTGGTTTTCGAACCCTGATCACCTTGCATCCATCCCAGATGACGTAAGTTTAATAACCGATCTTTCGGCTCCCAGATTTTGGGTCAATGATAAAGGCTTCATACAAATTGAATCCAAAAAACAGCTTCGATCTCGGGGGTTTAGTTCAACAGACTCTGGCGATGCCGTAGCTTTAACTTTTGCAGAAGACGTAGATTCTACCTCAACGTTAACCAGACAACAAAAACGATTTGGTATTGACTCGGAAATACTAGATTCAATGGTGGAGGAAAATCGAGCAACACGGGAGAGACAGGAATATGAATTACTTGGGCACATGGATTCTTTAGGCCCCCACCCCTTGAATCCCAGATCTCCTAAGTCGGGATTCGGGGCTTATTAAATGTTTACCATTATAAAAAATAAAATTCAGGGGGCTACCCTGGCTTTTTCCCCTCTCACTCCCTCCTCACAGGGGTTTAACCAGAAAAAGTCAGTTTGGCCTCCTGGATCTTTAACCCTTGTGCCCCTATTAAAAATCCCTGCTCCGGTTTTAAAGCGTTATTTTCAGAATTTGATCCGCTGTAATCTCCTTAAATTCCGAATGTCGCCTTTAGTAAATCCCCAATGGGAAGACGTTTTATCAATGATTCGGGTTTTCGGACAAAATATGTATTGTGTAATTAATAAAAGCATTTATCCTCCCGAGATTGTGGGGGAATTTATGCTAGAGAATTTCAGTGGTAAATCAGCCCAGGCACACTTTAGTGCAAATCCGAAGTATTCAAATCCCCGAAAGTATTCAACCGCCATAACTTGGGCTTCGTCTCAGGTTCTCAATGAGTGGAAAGTGAAGGGGAAAGATGAGCCTTATTTGAAAACTCTAATAGGTTTTATCCCCGTTTCTAATCGACCAGCTATTTTTACTCTAATGAGGGCTAAGTGGAAAAAACAAGTCGTAGTTCCTCAGGCTATTTTACATCTGGGGAAAGTTGAGGACGCAGTCCTCTTAACCTGTACCCGGGAGGATTTATAATGTCCGGCGGAGGAATGAACAATTACGCACAGAATAATTATAATGCCGGTTTAATTGCAGGCCAGCAAGGAGAACCCTTAACTGCTGATCCGGGCCACCCTGAATATGCCTATTATAAAGCCGGATGGGACGCGGGGCAGCCCAGACCAGCTTTTCAAATGCCCGAAATGCCTTCTTTTCCAGATCCCCGGTTAATGATGGAGGAACAGGAGAAGAGATATGAACAACAGCGACTCGAGCAACAACGATCAGAGGGCCTTCGGCAACGGGATGACATGCTGTCGGCTCGGCTTGATGCTGCGACGTCCTCTTTTAATTATGTTGATACTGAGATTTCCAGAGAAAGATCTAATGCCAGGTTGCTTGGCATCGATTATGATATTACCGAGGATCAGCGTCAAACTCGAATAAGTGATTATTTCTCTACCGTTTGGGGAGCGGGGGAAGAAGATCAGCTCTCAGGGTTAATGAAAGAGTGGGGAGAACCAGAAAATTGGGAAGGTTTTACCGTCGAACGAGGTAAAGGGGGTTTATATGCAAATCAACCCGCTACAACCGAAACCGTAGCTACTTCAAAAGGAATTAAACCCCGGAATCGAACTCAGGCTACCGAGGGGGACGATCTCCTTGCGAGTATAGGGATTTTAGGATAAATATTATGGGAAAATCCGGAAGTGCACCTCAAATGCCTCCACCTGATACGGGACAACAGGATGAGGCTATGTTACAAATAGCGGCAGATCTTATGTCTAACATGACAGGGGTTCAACAAACGATAATGTCTCAAATGTCAGATATCCAGACTGCACAGTCTGAGAGTCTTGGGCTCCCAAACATCTATTCTCCTCCGGAAATTAATTGGGCAGAGAAACAAGATGAATTGGCTTTAATTGCCCAGGGGGAAATGTCAGCGGAGGGCGAACGTCGGAAAGGCCGGATGGATACTATACTTACAAGTCCTCTTCTCGATGAAGAGTCGGCTGTAACTACCGGAAGTCTTTTGTCCAACAATTTTACCCCCCAATAATTTAAATGTCTATATTAACTTACACCCAGGCATGCAATTTTTATGAAGAGTTACGTGACGAGCGGTCTGAGTGGGAAGCCGAATACCGGACGATAAGTGATTATTTGCTTCCTGGTCGGGGTGTTTATCAAACTTACTCGAAGCCCAGAAAACGAAAACTCGTTTCCCCGAGGGTTATTAATACCGTCGCCGAAGATGCACTATATGTGCTAACTTCAGGGATGCATGGGGGGTTAACCTCTCCTTCTCGACCTTGGTTTACCAATGATTGGGCCGATGATGATTTACAGGAGTTTGAACCCCTGAAAGCCTGGCTCCAAGATAGTACAAGTCGACTTCATTCAGGGTTACAGGCAAGTAATTTTTATAGCGTTATTAATAGTTTTTATACAGAGTATGCCGGATTTGGTACTGCATCGGTTTATGCCGGGGAAGATACTAATTCTGAAAGTATTCCATTCCGATTCGAGCTTTTGACTGCGGGTGAATATGTTTTTTCCATTGGAGCGGACGGAAAAGTCGATAAATTTTTTCGCACGATTTTTAGGACCCCGAAACAAATTTATGATTTATTTCCTGAAACCTGTTCTAAGGAGTTGAAAAAGAAGGTTGAAAAAAATGAACCCGGGATCGTTGTTCCTTCAATTACTATTTTGGAAGGGATTTATAAAGAGCGATTTCAGGATAAATCTTATACTCAGATTTTTTATGAAACAACCTCTTCCGGGGGGCCATCTAGTCAAACTCCTCCCAGTAAATCTCCTTTGAAGGTATCTGGGTTTTATGAATTTCCTTATCCTCTTGCCCGATGGGGGACAATTGGTGGCGACGTCTATGGAATCGGCCCAGGGTCTAGAGCGCTTCCAGATATTAGGCGTTTACAGGAAATGGAGAAAGCTTTCTTGATGGCAACGCATAAGTCCATTGACCCCCCGCTTAATGCCCCAGCTAGGATGCGAGGAAAATTAAATACTTTACCGGGGGGATATAATTACTATGCTAACCCTGCGGAGACGATAAACGAGATTTATAGGGTTAATTTTGATTACCAGGGGGTAGGGGCAGCAATAGAACGAGTCGAACAGAGAATTCAACGGAATTTTTATAATGATCTTTTCCTTACTGCTTCAAGGGATCCAAACGCATCTCCCCTTAAAGCTACTCAGGTTATGGCCCAAGACCAGGAAAAAATGTTACGGTTGGGCCCGGTAATCGAAAGATTACAGCATGAATTTTTCACCCCGCTTATCGAACGTTGCTTTAATATTATGTTGCGCAAAGGGTTGTTTAAACCCCTAGATCCCCAGTTGGCTGAGATGGCGGGGAATTATAAAATTCGAATGGTTTCTCCCTTGGCTTCTGCCCAAAAGGGGGTTGCTTTAAATGGCATTAATTCTTTTATGGCATTTTTAGAACGAGCTTCTCAATTTAGTCCCGAGATTTTAGATAACATCGACTCAGATGCTACTGCTCGGGAATATGCAGATATAACAGGGGTGGAATTAAAAATTCTACGACCTGAAAAAGCAATAACAGTGATACGTAAACAGAGATCTGACCGCTTAGCCAAGGAAAATGAGGAAAAAAATCAACGTGAATTAATGTTATTGAAAGGTAAATTAGATTCCGATCGCGCAAACTCTACAAAAACCCTTTCCGAGTCCGATAAAGTACAGGCGGAAACCTCACGGGTTCGAGATGAGGTTGGATAAAATTATGACGTCTCAAAGGAAAAAAACTAACGAAGAAATTGAATATGGGGTTTTAATAGCAAATACCCGAGAATTACTTAAATCCCGTCAGGGTCAAGATTTTGTGTGGCATGTTCTTTCGATTTGTAATATTTATGGGGATCATTTTACAGGGGATTCGCATTCTTATTATCTCGAGGGAAAACGTGCCGTTGGGCTCGAGATCCTCGGGCTATTGGAAGAAGTAGATAAAACAGCATACGCTCAATTACTTTTAAATAAACAAAAAACATGAGTTATTGATTTTAACTAAGAGAGGAAGGCATGGTTAATTCAGAAGGCACACCAGAAGGCACACCAGAAGGCACACCAGAAGGCACACCAGAAGGCACACCCGAAGGCACACCCGAAGGCACACCCGAAGGCACACCCGAAGGCACACCCGAAGGCACACCCGAAGGCACACCAGAAGGCACACCAGAAGGCACACCAGAAGGCACACCTGAAGGCACACCTGAAGGCACATCAACCCCAGTTACGTCGACCGATCCAGCAGCGAATCCCCCAGAACGTATTGTTCCCCTTGCGGGGGGATATACTTTACCTGAAGGATTTCCCTCCGAATTCGGCTCCGTAGCTAATAAACTTGATTTAACTCAGGAGCAACTCGATGGGTCTATCGAGGCTTTTAATTTAATTAGTCAATCGAAACAAAAACAACAACGTGAGGCCTTAGAAAATCTAGGAACAGCCCACGTTAAAGGTTGGGGAGACAAAGCCGAATATAAGCTTAATTTAGTGCGGCGGGCGCTTATCCAAAACGATCCCGAGGGCAAAATGAAGCAGGCTCTTGAGGAAACCGGATTTGGGAATCACCCAGTTGTATTGGATTTCTTTTTTTCCCTTGGCGAAAATCTGAAGGAAGGGGGGTTTCTTAGATCCTCCGTAAAACGGCCTGCAGGAAAGAAAACCCAGGCACAGATTTTGTTTCCCAATAACCCCACAATCGATTAGGAGAAAAAAATGGTATACGAGCCATATTTACCGGGAGAACTTCCCAATATTGTTGATTTAACCAAACGCATGGATAGATCG